CAAAGGAAATATATTTTTCTTACTAATATCAACGTCTTCAAAATCTCCCTGTGTTATCGTGTTAATAAAATAATCCTGCTCGGCTAGAGTCTTAATGTATCGTAAAATTTCGCTGTATCCGTTCATACTAGTAAAACGATAACATTGCTAATATGTAACAAAAGCAAAAAACCCTACTCGAATGAATAGGGTTAGATTAGTATTATTAAGTTTTGTCTTTGCATAACTATTTAATTGAAGTTGCTTTATATCTAATCTTTTTTGCGTTTTTAGAATAAAATAAGCTCGCTTCAACTAATGTGTTGCAGATTTTACTTGCTTTTTTACCTTGTTTGCAAAATATAGGAGAATTATTGTTTGCAAAGTGATTTATTGCGTCTTGTAGGTTTTTTGCTATTGGTATCATATTTCTTTGTTTTCAAATTCAAAATAACTATTTAAAGCTTCTCTTGAGGCATTTAATAAAAACTTTAAAGCATTTATATCATTTTCTCTTGATTTATCAATTACTTCTAAAACACAATCCATTCTATATGAAACAGAACCTAATTCTTCTTTTGTGTCAATGTCTTCAAACTCTTGTATAAAATCAATTATTAATTGACTATAATTTTGCATATTATAAAAACTATCATTTGAAAGTTCTTCTATGCTTTTAAACTGAAATAATTCACTTACTTTTTTCATTTTAATTGTTTTTTAAATTTAATTCTATGAGCTTCTTCTAAATTACTCTCTACGTCGCAATGAGAGATATCAATAATGTATAAATTTCCTTTTTTATGAACGCTGTAATCAAAATCCCATCTTAGCTTAGTCATAAGTGTAAAACAAGATTGATAATGCGTAATTGCAATGTACAGTTTGTCATAGTTTTTTGAAATTATTGTTTTAATACCAAAACTTTCCTCTATACCTTTCTCTAAATCAGAACACTTAATACTTAAAGCGTTCTGATAATTGTTAATTATTAATTCCATTAATTTACAATATTAAAATTAAATTCAGCACAATATAATTCTGCATCTTTTTTGGATTTAAAACCATCAATAATAGCCGCATCTGCATGAGAAAAACCATAACGAGTATTAAATGCTTCAATTATTTGAAATGAAGTTACATTTTCACTATTTAATTGTAAAATAAATACATTTTGAGTTTCCATAATTTATATTTTTGTGTTTAGCGTTATTGCTTCTACAAAGATACAATCAACATTTAAATAAACAATACTTTTTTTAATTTATTTTTAAATTATTTTACAATTCGGTTATTTGTTTACCGTTAGATTTATTTTGAGCACTTATGATCGCTTTATTTTCTACCACCTCGCAACTTAAAAATAATAAACATTTATGCAAACTTAGTTGAGTTACTTTTTCAATCGCAAAGATGTCGTCTTTAGCCAACTTTTTTATAGTAGGATACCAACCCCAATCTTTAAAATAGTTTGCCATATCCTCTCCCTCGCTTATTCCACGATCGAATATCTCAGGGTATAATCCTCTAACTCGCTCGCTAAATTCAAAAAAAAAATCAGCGCGCCATTAGCAATATTTAAAGGCATCGATTTCATTCGCTCGGCATATTCCGCAGTACCTTTGTAGCTTTCTATTTCATACCTGCCATGTGCTTTATTTCTTATCGGTCGGAATAGTATAGCCATTAGATTATGTAAATCATTTTGGCTTGTTTGGTATTTTTCTAGGTCTGCAAACTCTCCTAAACTAATTTCCTCAAAGTCATTTATAAATCCAAATTCTAAACCATCTAATTTAAAGGTAGCTTGAAATTGTGCATCTGTATTTAACGCAATATCTACTTGTTTACTGATACGCTCAAAGTCGATAGCTTTTAAGTTACCTAAATCTTTGTGAGGTATGTTTGTAAAGATTGATACTTTACGTTTATTGAAAGTCATTATATCCAAGTCGCGCTCTAGCAACTCCATATACTTTTGAAACTGCCCTAGTGTAACATCGCTAATATTTTCTGGTATGTTTATTTTCATAATTATCTTATATCAAATTTTCCTCTATGTGGGTTACTTAAATGAAAAAATACATTGTATCTTATTGCGTCGATTGCGTGATTCCAATTATCCACAAACAAACTACTTGCTTTGTCGCTGTAAACGTAGTTGTTTAACTCCTTAGCGACGTTAACGCTTTCTTTGTCTATTATTAATTGATAGTCTCGCATTAACTCAATGCCAGCCTTAATACTTCCAGCACCTTTCTCGGTTGCTTGTATGTTAAATCCGTATCGCTGTATTTCTTCTATTAGTCTAGGCTCTGCACTATCCGCAATTATTAATTCTTTGCCCGATACATTTTGTTTGTAGATCATTGCCAACTCGCTTGTTGTTAACTTTGGCTTGTATAACAATTCTTTAACGTATATTATTTTTAACTTTCTGTCTATTGCTACTTTAACTAATGTACTAGGGTCAATACTAAATCCAAAATCCGCACCAAATGAATAAGGTAGAGTAGTATTAAACTCTCCAAACTTCCAATTTGTAAATACAACACCTTCTGCTTTGTCTAACCAACCACCTAGTATTTGATGCTCATACTTCTTAGGGTTGTTTTCTTTGATTAACTCTATTTCGTTAATAAAATCTATGTTAAGATTATCTAAGTTGTTTAGATAGGTTGTATGTATGTAGGTTGTGTTGCCTTTAACACCGTTAAATCCTTCCGTTACTCCCGCCTCTTCAAAGAACTTTCTATAAATCCAGTGCTCTTTTGTTGCTGGATTAAGTATAAGTATAATTCTATTCTGTTTATTTTTAATTCTGATAGATAAATTTATCTTATCAAAAGTACTTTCATCTGTCAACTCTTCTGCTTCATCTAACACCCAAGTGGTAACGCCCGTAATCGATTTTAAGTTAGCCGTCTGGTCTCCCGAACTTGTTTTAATACCTCTAAAGATTATCTCGCTGTTTGTTTGCTTATTCTTTATTTCTGTTTTATTTACGTCAAAAACATAATTCATTTCAAGTAAGTCTATTTTCTCTTGAAACTCTGGTATAACTGACAAGTGCGCAGAAGTCATTGTTTGTCTAGTGTATAGTATTTTATGCCCTGACTCAAAAGATAGTAGACTTGTAAACCTACCTACTTCAAATGACTTGCCAGAACCACGCCCACCAGTAACAACAAAGTATCTAGTATCATTACTTAAACTATTCCAAATCGGTTTTTGTTTGGCTATCATATAAATCTTTTATACTAAAATCATTAACCTCGTGCGTGTTGTGTTGGTCGATTACTTGCTTAGGCATACCAAAGTTATAACGCTGATTGTAGTGCAGCAAATGCTAAAGGCTCAAGTGGTGTTAATTTTTCAATTAAACTTTGCTCCTCTGCTTTGCTCTTGCGACCTGCGTTTTCTCTTGCTCCTCCCGCTTTACCCATTTTGATATAATTTGATTATTCAATATTTGATTTTATTTCTTTGCATACGGTGTAGGACTCGAATCTATCCACTCGGTGTTTGAGACCAAGTCGCCTACCTTGGGACATTACCGCATATTTAATTATATAAATTACAAATGTGTTTTAATTGAATATTATTAAGAGAAAACCATTCTCCTCTAATTCTTTGTTTATTATAAGTATTGTGCAAAATCTTTTCTATATCTGAATTAAATATTTTAACTATTTTTATATTTGGTTTTTCAGACTGCAATGTTTTCTCTCTATAAGCAGGGTTTTTTGATTTACCAATTTTATAAAATCCATTATTACAATCTTTTATTATGTAAGTTTTAATTAATTCGTTTTTAATTATGTCATTTTTAATAAAATCATTTTTAATTATTTTGTATTCTATATTTGTATTTGTGTATTTTTTAGAACTTTTATTTAAAACATTACATTCATTAATTATTTTTTTTTTGTAATTTTCTGTTATAAAAAAACCAATTGAATTAGCAAAATTTATTTCATTAATTATATTTAATTCTATATTATTATCTATAGCAATTGAACACGAGTATTTACCATATATAAAAATAATATGACTGTATGTATTATATTTGTCTTTTTCTATTATTTGAATTTTAATTTTATTATTTAATAATTCACATAAATTTTCTTTTGCTTTATCCATTTTTTAATGATTTTATTTATTAATTCATGCAAAAACTACACATTAATAACGACGAATATTTCATATTGTAACTTATTGGCAGAAAGTATTGCATAAAGACGCTCTTATGTATTCTTAG